GCCCCCCGCGCGGATGCCCCGGTTGCCGGTCGATCCATGCGCGGGCGATCTCTTTCGCCATGCCCTCCGTCGGATAGACCTCCGTGACGTACAGGATGAGGTCAGTTTGGCGGTCCCGGACGTGTGCCTGGAACCCCCAATCGCCCCGCCGGACCTCGATCACGAATCTATGGTCGGACATGTTCAACTCACAGGTGCCGCGCCGTCGCCATAGCGGCTATGGCGCGTCGGCGACTTAGGCGCTTCTTTTCCCCGCCGCCGCCGCCGTCCGGCAGTCGCAGTAGAACTCGTCCTTGGTCACGCGCTTCGCGCCCACGCCCGCCAGCACCTCGTCGGGATAGGCGGAAAGGACGTCTTTATTGGGCTTTTTCGTCGTGATTACGGCGTCGTAAAGCCGCCTCGATTCCAGGGCGGCAATGACCGTTTCCGGGGAGCGCAGGAGCCGTATGGAATCCACCTTCCTGTATCCGATCTTCCCGTGCGGCAAGTCCTGGTGGCGCGGCGACTGGAACAATTCCGGGTGGCTGTCTGCGAACGCCTTCACCAAGGCCAGCGTTTCCTCGCGGGTCTCAAGGAGCGAATCCCGCCGGGGGTCATACTCGGAGCGGATCGCGGAGACGCGCTCCTGGCACTCCGCCTCGATCCGGGCGGCGTCCGATTCCAGGGCGCCGATGGTCTCCAGGGCCGCGTCGACGGCCCCGAGGTCGGCCAGCGTCACGGCCGGAATCCTGTTTCTCATGTCTTTTGCCATTGTTTTTCGCTCCTTTTTTACCCAGGCACCCAGTTACCTAGGCACTTAGGCACTTGTTGTCAGCCGTCTCAAACGGCAACCTCGCGTGGACCCGGTCCGACCGGATCCCGAGCATTCCGGCCGCGTAGTCCAGTTCGTCCAGCGTGTAGGCCGGCCTGGCCCCGACCGCCTCGGCGGCGTCGCGGGCCGCGAGGATCCGGTTCTCGATCGCCCGCAAAGCCCCGTCGCCCTGGGCGAGTTTGCCCAGGTAGGCGAGGGCCGCCTTCGAGAGGGTCGCCTTATGGCCGCAGGTCTCCAGGACCGCCCGCGCGACCGCCTCGCAGTCCGGCTGCGATACGAGGTCCGAGGGCCGCATGGCGTAGACCGCCGCCAGGCGGCTACGGACCTGGTCGGTGCCGCCGGGGATCCAGGACGTCTTGTGGATCAGTGCGTCGAGTTCCCACGTCCCGGCCAGGACGACGGCCACCCGGCAGGCCGGATCGTCCGAAAAATCCCTGAGGAGATTCATCGGCCCGCCCTTGATCCGCGTGGCCTCGTCCACGAGGACGCAGTACCGGCTGCCCTTCCCCCCCAGGTACGCGGCGAACTGGCGCCGGACCGCCTGGCCGATCTCGTCCGTGGTCGCCGAGGCCGAGACCCCGAGGCCGAGTTGCCTCGCCAGTTCCGCCAGGAGGCCGCGCTTGGTATTGATGAGTTCGCCGACCCGGAGGAACACGGCGCTGTCGCCCCGTCGTCGGGCGAACTCCTCCAGGGCCATCGTCTTACCCGCCCCGGCCCTGGCGATCACGAGGCCGATCCGCCCCAGTTGCCAGGCCCGCGTGCAGGCCCCCATCATCTGGATCGCGATGGACGTCTCGACGAAAGGCGCTTCGGCCGGCAGGCGTCGGGCCGACCTGTCGCGGAGCCACTGGTCGGCCCGGGCGAGGTACTTGTCCGCCTTGCCGGGATACTTCCCGGACGCGATCTGGGACCAGGTGCCCCCGCTGCATCCCAGGATGAGGCCGACCTCGCGCTGGGAGATCCTGTCCCCCCCCTGGCGGTCGGCGACCTGGCGGATTATCCGCGCCCGCTCCTCGCGCGTGAACTCAGGCTGTGTCTCTCCCTGTCCCATTCTCCGACTCCTTTAGATACGTGGCCGCCGTCCGCCGGGCCACCAGTTCCAGGGCCGAGGGGACGCGCCCGCGCGCGCCGCCCTCCCGCGCCGCCCGCGATTCGAGGCCCGCGGCCACCCGCAGAGCCATCACCTGGCCGACGTCCTCCACGTCGCGGCGTCGCCCGTATTTCTCGCTGAAAAGCGTGCCCGCCGCCGCCGCCCTATCCGCCTCGCCGGCCGAGAGGATGACGGGCGCCGGGGCGGCGGGAACCTGGGCGTCGTCGTCGTGAAGACCCAGGTCGGACCGGGCCTGGATCTGGCGCTCCAGGGCCGGGGCGAATTTCTGGGCGACGCCGCGGTAATAGCGGACGCTCGCGGCGTCGGCCTTGCGGATCTGGCCCTTGAGTTCCATCGCGCGGCCCAATCTCTCGCGGTCCTCCTCCGTGCCGGCCCGGGCCAGGGGATGGAGGCCCGCGCCGATGTAAGGTTCGGCGACCGCGAGGAATCGGCCCCGGCGGTCGAAGACCCAGATCTTCGACGGGTCGCCGGGATCATAGCGGACGATCACCTTCCGCGCGTCGTCCCTTCCGCTCGCCCCCCGGAGGTCCTCCAGGGCCGGCGACCAGTAGGTTTGGTTGAATTCAGAAATCTTGACGCCTTTCTGGGTCACCGTGAGGGGTTTGGAGGGGAGGAGCAAAAACTTCAGGGTGTCGTCGCAGGGCCTGCGCTCGACGAAATCCGGCCGCCGGAGGTGGCGGAACGCGCGCAAGGTCGAGTATCCGCGCGACGCTTTTACGGGGCATTCGAGGAGCGCGTAATCGTCGTTTATCCAGCGCGCCAGCGCCGCCCGGACGGCCTCGATCGTCAAGCCCTTGGCGGCCATGTCGGCAGGATTCAGATGCCGGAGCCGTTCCGGCCGGTCCTGCGTCGTGGACGCGCAGTACGTGGACCAAGTCCGATCGAACTTCTCCGCCACCGCCGCCCTGAACCAGTTTTCGATCACCTTGGCGCGGGCGTTGTAGGGGATGGCCCAGACGACCTCGATTCCCAGCCGGCCCAGGATCGACTCGGCCCGCGTCCGGTCGGCCGGGTCGCCGACGACCTCGCGCCTTCCGCCGGCGATACGGTCGGCCCTGAAATCCTTGCCGTTATCGAGGTATATCCATTCCGGCTGGCCGTGCTCTCGGACGGCCCGGATCAGGGTGCCGAGGACGCGGTTCGCGTCGGGCGAGTCCCAGGCCAGGGTCCAGGCGACGGGATACCAGGACCGGGCGTCCAGCAGCGCCGTCAGCCAGGGCCTGTGCCAGGTCCACCGCCCATCCTCGCCCTGCCGGGGCACCCAGACGTCGAGTTGCCTGTGATCGGCCACCCAGAGTTCCATCGCCGCGACCTTCGACCAGTCGCGTGAAACGAGCATGTCCATTCGGTCCCGATAGCCGCGGGGATCGCGGCCGAGGGCCCCGACGGCCGGCCTGACGTGGCGCCGGAGGATCCGCAGGGCGTGCCGGTAGGACGGCAGGACCCAGCCGAACTGCGGGGCGAGGGCCTGGGCCTGTTCATACACGGACCGGATGGTCGGTCGATCCTCCTGGAGCCAGCAACCCACGAGGAACTCGACCGCCTCTGGCGTCGCCTGGGACGCCCGGCAACCCTGCCGCTCGTCCACCAGGCCGCGGATCCCTTCCTCTTTATATATGCGGACCAGGCGAGCCAGGGTGCGCAGGGAGGTCCGGAGGCCGGGATTCTTCTGGTTCCAACCCGCCAGCCACGTATCGCGGAATGCGCAGAGGTTCGTCCCGCGCGGCCTGGCGGCCGCGGCGTCGAGGAACCCCTGGACCATCAGGTGCCGCTCGTAGACCGCCTGGCGCTTGACCTCCGACAGGGCGGATAGGCAGGAATCCGGGGCGGCCGGGCCGGGGCCGTCGTCGCCCCGCGCGATCCTGAATTCCTGGCGGCTGGCAGGATCGATGTACCAGGCCTGGGCGTCGCCGCCCGCAAGGATCGCCCGAAGCCGCCCCGCCCGGCAGGCGGTCTGGACCGACCTCTGGGACCGGCCCAGGATCATGGCCGCCCGGGCCACGGAGAGCCAGCCGGCGGGGGCCGTGGAAGGCGAGGCGTTCGGGACGGCGGCGGCCGTTTGCGTCATTCGTTCGCACTCCACGTCCTGGTGCCTGGGTGCCGCGGTGCCGCGCCGTCGCCATAGCGGCTATGTCGCGTCGGCGACTGGGTGACTGGGCGACTGGGTGCCTGGTTGCCTAGCCACCTCGGCACCTCGGCACCTGGTTCCCCAGGCACCTTCTTATTGTAAATCTTCCGGCCTGACCACCGTCTCCGTATCGCCCTGGCCCCACTTGGCCAGCGGCGGGTCGGCGGCGTCGACCGCCCAGGGGGCCGCGACGACGCGGGGATAATCCGCGCCTTCCGGCTGGGCGGAGAAACGGACGATCCCGGAGGGGAAGGTCCCGAGGATGATCGCCCCGCGCCCCCGCACATCGACCCGGAGAAATGAGTCGCGGTGGGAGATCGCCAGGGGGCCGAACTCCAGGATTTCGTCCGGCGAGATCGTGCCCGTGACGACCAATCGTCCGTCCGCCCCGGCCGCCTCTTCCAAGGGCGGAGGCCGGTCTTCGGATCGAGGACCTTCTACATTTCCGCCCAGGGTCAGGATCTCAAGGCCCACCTCCCGCTCCATCCGGGCGGCCGCGTCGAGGCAGGCCTTCAAGCGCGGGTCGGGGCGGATCTGCATCGCCCCGAGCAGATACTTCCAACCTTCGGCGATCAGGTGGGCGCACGATGCCAGGCGCTCGCGCCTGGCACGGATTTCCGGCGGCCCGTCGTCTTGGGCCCGAGAGAACTGCGAACAATTTGTCGGCGGACTCATGCTGATATTCTCCCGAATAGAGGTCCCCAGAATTCCTGAAGAGTGACGGTCGAACCCGTGAGACGCCTGAAGGCCATCCAGACGTCGAGTTGCACCAAACGGCTGCGCCTGCGGCCCCGGACGTGGTCGCTGAGCGTAGGCCGCGAAACCTTGGCCGCCGCCGCCAGGTCGGCCATCGTCAGACCGGCGGCATAGATTCTGCCCTTGACGGCGTGGCCGGGCGCCGGTACGATGACGCTTGGAGGCGAACTCGTTGTTTCAAGGGTCATTAAAAATGCCAATCCGTTTGACTGGCCCGAATTCCGTGCTATACTTCTCAACCGTCCTTTCGGCGGGCGACTGGCGCGACCGCCGAATTACTGAAACCGCCAGTAGTCTAACACAAGCATGAGCAGTGTCAAGAGGAAATCCGAAAATATTTTTCGGCCCGTAAACGACGGCCAATACCGCCGCCAGTTGGGCATCCGCGTGAGGCAACTCAGGGCCGCCTTGGGCCTGAGCCAGGAGGCCTTGAGCAAGGCCCTGGGCAGGGCGAACAACGACCCCATCAGCCGACTGGAACGGGGGGTCGCGGAGATGATCCCGTTCGATATACTACTTGGACTACTTGGTCTGGCCGACAAGGTGGGGTATGGAACCGATTGGCTCATGGCAGGCAGGAAACCGGCGACCCCGCCCGCCGAAGACATGGAGCAGGCGGCGACCACCGTCCTATCCCGACTTACGGATGGAACCCGAAAGCACACAACGCTTGGTGGGCATGTCGAGTTCAAGGTCACGGAGATCCGCCAGGCCGGTTACGAGCGGGCGGCGGCCGAGGACCTCGAAGGCCGCCCCTGGCAAGGCGAGTGGGTGCCGATCATCAACCGGATCGCCGCCGGGGAAGGCGTCGACACGTCGGAGGCCGAGGCCTATCCGCCCGGCGCGGCCGCCGCGTTCGTCCGCTTTGCGGGCGCGCCCGCGCGGGTGTTCGCCGTCGAGGTGACGGGCGACTCGATGGAACCTGAATACCGGGACCACGACCTGGTGATCGCCGATCCCGACCGGCCCTGCTCGTCGGGCGTCTGCTGCGTGGTCCTCAAGCGCGGGGGAGACCGCCTCCCGCGCCTGAAACGCCTCCGGCGCCGGGGCGGGAAGACGTACCTGGAATCCTTGAACCCGAAATATGCGGCCGTCCTCATCCGGCCCGGTGAACTCGAAAGGACGTGTGCGATCGTCAAGCATTTGCCGTTTCAGAGAAGGGAGGAAAACCCGTGAACCTGCCTTCGCCCAACGGGGCTTCGGCGGGCAAGCCCGCCGGCGAAAGGATCGTCGTCGCCGAATGCGCGAACTGCCACGGGTCGATACCGCGCGGTCAGGGGGTCGAAGTGGGGGACCGCCGCCTCTGCGCCGGTTGCTCCGCGGGGTTTACCCTGGCCGAGATCATGTCGGCCTCTGAATGCCAGAAGTGCGGTCGATTGATCAAGGCCGCGGACTGGAAGACCTCGGCGATGGGGCATTCGATGTGTCCTCATTGCCGCGGACTCCCCGGTCAGACGGTCAATGCCACCTCCGGCACCCCGGAACTCAGGCACCCAGGCGCCGATGTGCTCATCGTCATTCTCTCGATCGTCGGCGCGATCTGCGGCATCGGCGGTTTGGTGAAGGCGATGGAGGTTCAGCAAGACCACCTGGTCATCGCCGCCATGTTCCTTGCGGCGTTATTTTGGGTAGTTCTGGCGGTTTTTCTAAGCATCGGCAGGCGAATTCTGATGTCCTTGGAAGACCTCGTGAAGGCCCAAAAACCCCCGAAAACCTGAGTTTTGTGAGGCTTTCCGCCATTTCCCCAATAAGCACTTCATTCACGCAATCTGAAATTTACTGATTTTTCCGTTGACAAGGGCCGATAACCTTGCTACAGGGTCACCAACACCCTGGGGCGAGAGCAAGGCGTGTCGGACGAAACCCGCACCTGCGAAGCGCGGTCTTATGCCGAAGCGTTCGGCATGCGTCTCCGCCTTCTCCGGGTCAGCCTGCGGATGTCTCAACCCGAATTGGCGCGTATCCTCGGCACAAACCAGAATTCCATCAGTCGCCTCGAACGCGGCATCAACGGCGCCCTGACCCTCGTCTGTCAAGGACGGCTCGTGGCCCTCTGCACGAAACAGCGAGTGCCCCTGGTTTGGATCTACAATGGGACGGGCGTCATGCAACTCGGCGAAGGGGATGCCCCATGATCGCGGAGGTCCAGCCCATCGAGTTTCTGATCCCGGCCCTCCAGTTCGTCCTTTCGGTCGCCCTGGGCGGCGTCGGGTGGCTCCTCAAGCGCCAGGTGGACCAGGTCGACCGGAAACTGGAGGCCCAGTGCCGCCGGATAACCCTGATCGAGTCGCGGGCGGGCGACATCGACAAGGCCAGCCTGATCGCCGATTCCCTCATCCGCGAACGCCTGCCCGCCACCTACGTCTCGAAGGAAAGTTGCAACCTCTGTTCCAGCCAGGTCCGCGAGACGACCACCCGCCTTTTTAGCAAGGTCGAGCGGCTCCAGGAAGGCCAGGCGGAACTGGCGGGGAAGATAGATGTCTTGATACAACTGATCCGGGAGAAGGCGATCCATGGCGCGCCTTGACACCATCCGCTCGAAGATGCTCCGTCGGGCCTGCCTGTCGGTCCTCCGGGCGGCCGAGGCCGCCGGCGGCGACGGGTGGACCGCCGCAAGGGCCGTGTTCAATTTCCTCCGCGACGACCACTGCGGCCTGACCCTCTCGGAGACGGCCGAGGCCCTGCGATACCTGGCCGCGAAAGGCTACGCCGAGACGCGCACGCAGCGCCCGACGAAGTTCGACGGGGGCGACCTCCAGGCCCGGATCCTGCCGCGCGGCATAGACCTCCTGGAGGAGACCGTGCCGCCGGACCCGGGGATCGAGGATAACCGCGTGTAACATGGATTTTGGCCACTCCAAGGCGTGCGAGGGACTGGCCCTATGGGCGGGCCGCGAGGTCGGTCTGAAGGTGCTCACCCCCGTCCTCGTGGCGGAGGATGAGGCGGCCCGGACCGTCCGAGACGGCGCCTGGGCCGAGTACCGCAAGCGCCTGGCCGACAGGACGACCTACACCCTGGCCCAGATCCGCGCATGGCTCGCGGAGCGCGGCGTCCGGGTCTCGATCGCATCGGTCGCCCGGGACCGGGCGCCGGTCCTCGCGCGGGAGGATCGCCTTAATCTCGGCAGCGAAGTCACGCGGCGGTTCATGGCCGCGACGGCCGGGGCGGACACGGGCGAGGTCCTCCAGGCGGCCCTGAAAAGGGTCGGCCAGATCCTCTTCGAGACGTCGCTAAAGTTCGAGGCGGAGGACCTCCGCGACGCCCTGGAGGCGGGCGACTTCGTCCGCCTCGCGGAGGCGGTCGCGAAACTCTCCAAGGCCCACGCCGAGACGGGCATCCTCCGGGAGCGCTTGGCCGCGATGCGGGCGGCGTTCGACAAGGAACTCAAAAACCGGACCGAGAAGGGCGACGGACGCCTGACGCAAAAGGACGTGGACGAGATTCGGAGGGCCGTCTTTGGCGGCGCCGCTTAAAAATCTCGCCGACCTGAACTCGCCCGGCGACCTGGCGAAAGGGATAATCCGTTTCCATCCCTGGCAGGAGCGGTTCTTCCGGGACCCCGCCCGGGTGATCGTCGCGATCTGGCACAGGCAGGCCGGGAAGGACTTTGCGGCCGCAGCCAAGGCGGTCGACGACGCCTTTCGGACGGGCCGGCCCTGGTTCATCGTGTCGCTTACGCAGCGGCAGGCCGACGCGACGTTCGACAAGGCGCGGCGGATCGCCGAGGCCCTGAAGAAAGTTCTGAAGCGCCGGGGCGAACTCGCCCTGGAGACGGCCGAGTTCCGGGAATACGACTCCGAGATCGACCAGTGGTTCCGCCAGACCGCCCGGACGATCCGGCTGCCGGGCGGCGGCAGCGTCACGGCCCTCCCGGGCCGGAGCCCCGACACCCTCGCGGGCCTGACCGGGTCGGTGATCTTCACCGAATTCGGACTCATGCCGAAGGGTGGATACGACCACTGGCGCGTGATCTTCCCGCTGGCGACCCGCGGGTACCAGATCCTCGTGATCTCGACCCCGCGCGGAAAGAACGCCAAACTCTACGAACTCTACTCGAACCGCCAGGATTACAGCGTCCATTTTCAGACCATCCTGGACTCGGTGCGCGAAGGCCTGGTCCTCTACGACAATCTCGGCCGGCCGACGACGGTCGAAAACTTCAAGCGGCTCTACGGGGACGATTCCGGGTGGCGCCGCGAGTACATGTGCGAATTCACAGGAGACATGGAGGCCCTGCTCAAGTGGGCCCTGATCGAATCCTGCTCGTCGCCGGACTGGCCGATCCGGGTCCTCCGACTGGAGGCGGACGGGCCATACGACCCGCTTTTCTGGCGATCCCACTCGAGCGCCGAGAAGATCCAGAGGTTGGAGATCGGATGGGACGTGGCCCGCCACTCCAATTTCTCGGCCGTCTGGGCCAACGCCCGCGGGCGGTGGTTCGGGGCCCACAGGCCCCTGGTGTACCTCGTCCTCATGCGCGAGTGCACCTTCGCCCTCCAGCGCCGGGTCCTCATGGACGCGATGGAGGCCGTGCCGGGCAGCGTGGGCTGCGGCGACGCGACGGGTCTCGGAATGGACTCGAACGAGACCCTCTCGGCCCGGTACGGCGGCCGGTGGATCGGCCTGGCGTTCACGGAGGCCCTGAAGCGGGACCTTGCGTCCGGGATCCTCACGAGTTTTCAGGACGGGGTGCCCCAACTCCCGGATTCCCGGGGCGAATATAAGTTCATTCATACGGATTTCTACGCGCTTCAAGCGAACCGGGAAGGCAGGAACCTCGCGATTGAGTACGGCGAAAACCCGCTCCTCCCGGAGTCGCACTGCGACCTGGCGGTGGCGGGGGAACTGGCGTGCGAGGCCGCCCGGACCCTGGCGGTCCCGGCGGGCTTCGCGGTTGTGTGACGACAACTAGGTTTTCCAATGGACGCACTGGCGACGATGAGGATCGGCAGGCACGCGGCGGCGGAGGACGCCCTCGGCCGGATGGCCGCCGGCGCGCGCGGAAAGTCGATGACGCTTTCCGAGGCCGCCCAGGCGTTCCTCCGGGGGACGGACATCGGCGATTCGCCCGGTTTCCTCGTCGAACCCCTGGACCCATTTCAGCAATCGTTATGGTTTAATAAGTGCGTCCGGGCGGTCTGCCGGTCCTCTGCGGCGATCCCGCTTCGCCTGTCGCCGGCCGGCGAGGGGATGAAATATACCAAGGCTTTCCGCGCCGAGATCCGGCCCGTCGCCGCCCGGACGCTCCGGCCCCTCGCGGGCCGGTCGGCCGTCTGCCAGGGGAAGGCGGCGGCCGGCGGGGCGGGCGGGGTCGTCGAATCCGGGCCGGCGTGGGACCTCCTGACGCGCCCCAACGATTACCAGGACTGGCCCGCCCTGGTGGCCGCGACGATCGGTTTTTACATCGCGCGGGGCCGGGCGGCGTGGATCCTGGCGGACATGCCCGGCAGGAGGCCGAGGTCGATCCACGCGGTAGACGGCCGGCGGGTGACGCCGATCCTGACGCGCGACAAGGACGGGATCCCGGCCCTGGTCGGCTACAAATACCGGCCCCCGGGGTCGGGCGGCGAGGTCGGCCTCGCCCCGGACGAATGCAAATACTTCGCCCTCTGGGCCGGGACGGACAACCCCCTTGAGGGCCTCGCGCCTTCTCTGCCCGGCCGTTTCGCCCTGGCGACCGATTACGCGGCCTCGATGTTCAACGCCGCCGCGCTCTCCGCGAACGCCGAACCCGGGATACACCTGGACCTCGGCCCGAACCCGACCGCCGAACAGATCGAAAAGGCCCGCCAGGACCTGACGGCCCGCCACTCGGGGCCCGCCAAGGCCCGGCGGAACCTCGTGACGTGGGGCGGGGCGAAGGCGGAGGCGTGGCAGACGTCGTTCGCCGACCTCCAGTTCCAGGAAGGGAAGGGGTGCTGCCGCCTTGAGATCTGCGCGCTTCTGGACGTGCCCCCCTTCGTCGCGGGCTGGATGGACTCGGCCCTCACGGGGGCGACGACATACGTCCAGACGGCCCTGCGGCACTACTACGCCGACAACATATTTCCCCTGGTCGATTCGTTCACCCCGGCGATCCAGGAAATCGTCTCGCGTTTCGACTTCCGCCTCGTGGCCTGGTGGGATGTGGATTCGCACCCGGCGGTCCTCGCGCAGAGGCAGGAACGGATCGCCCCCGCCAAGGACCTCGCGGCCCTGGGGTATCCGATCAATATGATCAACGAGCGCCTGGATCTGGGGATGGAGGAGGTCCCGTGGGGCGACGAAGGGACGCTGGCGGCGGGCCTCGTCCCCGCGCGCGACGTCATGGCCGGGACGGGGTTCGGAGATGTGCCCGAAGGTCCGGGACCCGGCGGCGCCGGTAGCGAACTGGTTCCGCCTTCGCGCTTCGTTACGGCGGGCAAGGCCGAGGCAAAGGCGGAGCCCGCCCTGAGCGCGGCCCTGGAGCGGATCTGGCGGGCGTGGGCCAGGTCCTGGGCGACGCTCGCCAAACAAACGCGGCAGATGCTGCGCTCCCACCTCTTCGCTCAGGAGCGGCGGATCCTGGCGGCCCTTGCGGCTCAATCGCAAACGGGCGCCGCGGCCCTTACCCGGGCGCCTCGGCGCCTCGGCGCCAAAGCAGTGGACGTCGACCACCTCCTCGTCGAGATATTCGCGGACCCCTCGGCCCGCCAGGCGTTTCGCGTCCGGGTCCGTAGCGCGCTCCTCGACGGGCAGGAACTGGGCCTCCGGCAGGCCCTCTCGGAGGCGGGCCTTGCGGGCCAGCCCCTGGAGGACGCCCTGAAAAAATTGATGACGAACCCCCGGATCACCGACGCCCTCTCGAAGGAGACCGTGAAGATCGCCGGCCGGATCGACGACCGGACCCGCCTCACGCTTCGGGCGAGCCTCCAGGAAGGCCTGGCGGCGGGGGAGGACGTGCGGAAACTTGCCACCCGCGTCCAGGCCGTCATGGGCACACGCCGGGGCCAGGCGATGGCCACGGCGCGAAACACCGTGGGCCAGGTCCTCTCCATGGCCCGCCACGAGGGGCAGCGGGCGGTCGGGATGACCCACAAACTCTGGATCCACACCCGCGGCCCGGAGGCCGAGCCGCGCCCGGCCCACGTCGCGGCGGAGGGGTACTACGCCGCCCACCCCTGCCCGATCGACGAACCGTTCGTGATAAATGGGGTCGCGCTTATGTATCCCCGCGACTTCTCCTCTGGCGTCATGGAGGAGACGATGAACTGCCAATGCATGACGATCTCCCGGCGCTTCGCGCCGGCGGAGTCGGTCATGGCGGCGGCGTTCATCGAGGCGTACCGGGAACTGGCGTTTGCGAGTTATCGAGGAACGGATCTAACCGCAAAGAGCGCGAAGAACGCAAAGGGAAACGAATCTCCCGTTTGAAAAAAAGCAGGGTCGTTCTTTGCGCTCTTGGCGCTCTTTGTGGTTGAACGGTTTTAGGAGTTTGACATGGAACTCAAATTCATCTTCGCGGCGACGAAGGGCTTCGACGATTCGGACGTCCTGGAGGCCATCGCCTCCACGGGGGCGGTCGACCGCGACAATGAGTCGATCGATCCGGCCGCCTGGGCGGCGACCCTGGACCGATACCGGACCAATCCCGTGATCCTGGCGACCCACCAGCACCGCCTGATGACGGGGAGCTCGCCCGTCATCGGCTCGGCGCCCGACATCGCTGTGGCGGACGGGAACCTGAAATTCAAGATGCGGTTCGCCGGGACGGCCCTCGGCAAGGAGTACGAACAGTTATATCGAGAAAAGCACATGCGGGCGTTCTCCGTGGGGTTCATTCCGAGGAGATTCGAGACCCGCGAGGTGAAGGGCCCGGACGGGACGGTGCGGAAGGTCTACGTCCACACCGAGGTGGACCTGCTGGAGATCTCGGCCGTGCCCGTCCCCGCGAACCCCGAGGCCCTCGCGCGGGCCGTCGCGGCCGGTTTCGGCATCGCCGCGGCCGGCCCGGAAACCGAGATCTTGAGGGCTGAAATCCAGGCCTTGAAATCTGAAATGGAAGGCCAGTTTACCGCCCTTGGAAAAGACATTAAGGCCGCCCTGATGGACGGCATCGACGAACTGAAAAGCCTCCTGCCCGACGACGTCAACCCGGTTCACCCGCGCGGCTCGACGCCCCCCGCCGCGGGCAGTGGGGAAGACGGACGGGAAGGGGATGACGGGGCAAACGCGGTCGCGGCTCGTGCCGCGGCCGCCGCGGTCGAGGAGGCCGCAAAGGCGCTCCTGGCCGCGCTCAAAGGCAAGGATGGCGCCTAGGGAACTGGGTGCCTGGGTGACTAGGAACTTAGGCACGTAGGTACTTAGAAACCTAGTTGCGTAGGCACCGAAAACGGAAAGGGAAACGACAATGTTCGAAAAATTCAAAACCGCCCTGGTGGCGGTCGTCGAGGAGGCCGGCAAGGACGCCCAGAAGCGCGACTCGAAGCGATTCGCCGAGGCGATGGACGTGATCGGCCAGGCGATGAAGAACTCGGCCACGGCCGCCGAGTTCGCAAAGGCCCTCGGGGCGGACGGGCCGGGGGAACTGGAGGTTATGAGGAAGGACTTCGCGCAATTGCGCGCGGACGTCGACGCCCAGACGGAGGCCATCCGGGCGGCCGCCCGCCGCCAGGTCCTCGTCCCGGAACCCGGGGCATACGTCCCCGGCACCGTGACGCCGCTCCTCAGGTTCCAGGACCACGGCATGGCCCGCGACTTCTACGAGCACATGAAGGCGGTCAAACTCGCCGGCGAAGGGCGCGGCGTGTCCAAACAACTGACCCCCGCCACGGGGCCGGAGGGCGGTTACACCCTCCCGCTCGCCATCTCCGATGCGTTGATCATGATGGTGCAGCAGGCCGGCGTCATGGAGCGCCTGGCCGGGCCGATTCCGCTCCCGGCCGGGACGCTGAGACTTCTCAGATCGCTGACGCAGGCCATCGCGTACTGGAAGGCCCCGGGGGTCGCCGGGGTGCCCTCCACGCCCACCCTCGGCACGGTCGAGATGTCCCCCGAGACCCAGATGGCCCACGTGTACGTTGACCTGGAGATCGAGGTGGACTCGGCCTTGAACGTGGCCAACTACGTCGCCTCCAGTCTGGTCTACGCCCACGCCTGGGAGACCGATCGCGTCCTTTGCGTCGGCGCCGGGATCGAGGCCGACGGCGGGATCACGGGGCTTCTGAACTCCGACCGCGTGACCGCCGTCCTGATGCCGGGCGGCCACATCACGATCCCCTCGGTCGTCTATGGGGATTTCTGCGCGATGGAGGCGGCCGTGTGGGAAGGCGCCCTGGATCGGGCGACGTGGCTTATGAACCGCTACGCCAAAAGCGTGATGAAAGGCCTCGTGAACACCGCGGGCCAACCGTACTGGCAGCCGCCCTCGACAGGGGAGCCGGCCAGTTTCATGGGCTATCCCCTCGCGACGAGTGGGCGGATGACGGGCACCTCCGCCAGCGGCGTCAACGTCAAGTGGCTGGTTTTCGGCGACCTCGTATCGGGCCTCAAGTTCGGGCGCCGCGGTCCGATGGTCGTCGAATGGAGCCAGGCGCCCGGATGGCTCACCCTCCAGAAGGTCTGGAGGAGTTACCAGAGGATCGACGCCTCGGTGATCGGTTTCACCGCCGCCGAGATCGCGGCCAACGCGGCCCTCGTCAATCCGATCGCCACGCTGGCGATGCCGGGCGCTTAACGGCAAAGTGCCTGGGGAACTGGGCGCCTGAGTGCCTGGGCGCCCAGTCGCCGACGCGACATAGCCGCTATGGCGACGGCGCGGCGCCTCGGCGCCCAGGAACCTGTTGTGAAAAGCGGGAAAGCCGGCCCCGGAAAGCCGGCGCAAGAAAAACAAAAGGAGCAAGCAATGATGAAGTCCAAACCCATCAGCATGTGGTTCTGCGCCGCGTGCGCCGCACTGGGCCTCCTGGCCTCGGCCCTGGTCTGCCTCGGGTTCACCGGCATCTTCGAGGAGTCCGCCGTCAAGGTGGTCACGCTGCCGCAGTCCAAGAACAACGGCGACGCCACGTCGACCTACGTCGACACGGCCGGGTACAAGTCCGTCACGTTCCTCCTCCTGACGGGGGCGACCGACTGCACCATCGACATGCATATCCACGAAGGCGCGACCACCTCCCCGACGACCAACATCACGGGGGCGGCGATCACGCAACTCTCGGGCACGGACGACGGGAAATGCGCGGCGATCCAGATCGACCTCACCGGGGCGCGCCTGCGTTACATGGCCCCCGTCGTGACGCTTTCCAACGTGACGGCGGGCCTCGTCAGTTGCGTGGCGATCCTGTCGCACGGCCAGGTCTCGCCCCCGCCCCTCTCGGACGCTTCGGGTTATCTTAAGGAGTTGATACGGAAGTGACGGAAGTGCCTGCTTGCCCGCCGAAGTCAAAGGCGAAGGTGGGCGAAGGCGGGAGTGCCGGAGTGCCTGAGTGCCGAGGTGCCTGCGTGCCCAGGCACCCAGGCACCTGGTTACTCAGTTACCTAGTTATTTAGGAACCATCCGTAAGGAGAGACTGCGATGCCGACGGTGAAAGCGATCGTGGGGTTCATGTGGCGGGGCGTGACGGTCAAGTCCGGGGACCTCGCGCAGATGACGCACGAGGAGGCCAGGCGGATGGTCGCCGTCGGCGCGGCGGCCCGTTGGCCAGGATTTCCCGCGCCCGCGGCGGCGCCGGCCGAACCGGCCGAAAAACAGGCCCTGCCGGCCAGCGACAAGCAGGCCAGGGCGGGGAAAGACAAACGCAGTGACTGAGTGACGAAGTGACGGAGTGACTGAGTGAAAACGACTCAGGACTCAGGCGCTGGTCTGCTGAAAAGGAGAACGCATGGCAGCACCCGTGAAGTTCGCAAAAACCGTCGCGGTCCCCGGGACGGCCGAACCTCTTTTCGCCGCCCCGATCGCCGCCCGCCGCTTCTGGATCCGGGCCGGCAAGGCCGGCGGCCCGAACGCCGGGAACGTTTTTCTCGGCGACTCGGCGGTCCACCACACGACGAGCCGCCAGATGCTCCTTGAGCCGGGGGATTACTGGGAGCCGCCGGGCCACGACTCGAAGGACCGCGACCTGGCGGCGATCTACGTCGACGCCGACGCGGCCGGCGACGGGGTCGTGGGCGAATACTGGCCGGTAGGGTAGCCGAGCCGGAAAAGGAGCAGAAGCATGTATGTTCCCGCAAAGATTCGGACTGGCATCATTCCGCGCCCCGGGCCGCTGTCCGGCGGCACCTGGTACTTGCGGGATGATTTCACCGCTGGCACGATGGCCGGTGGCGGCGACGAGGATTGGACGAAGAACCGGAACTGCTGCGTCTTTCCGAACACCGACGCCGGGCAACTGCGCATCTTGACTCAATACGGCGGGATGTTCGCCCTGAACCCCACCAAGGACGTGCTCTACACGTGCGCGGACATCACCGGCAAGGGTTGGGTGGTCGGCGACTCGCTGGAGGATAACGGCGGCGGCGCCGGCGACTGGACGGCGAAACTCGGCCTCATCATCGACGCCACGCACGTGGTCATTCAACTCCTGGCCGCGAAAGTCTACGCCGACGCCTACGCGGCGGACGGCATCAAGAACAACACGCACGCGAGCACCGCCGCGACCACGGCCAAGGTCGACCCGAACTCGAAATCGTGTCTCCTGTTCAGGGCCAACGCCTCGACGCAGACTGTGAAGGGCTGGTCGGGCGGCGCAGTGACGACGCCCTTCGCGGGCGGCGCGTTCCTGACCAAGGACTTCGCCCCTGGCCTCTGGTCGCAGGTCCGGCTGTTCGTCGGGGCCGACGACCCGTGGTTCGCATTTGGGTGGTACTACGACGACAACAATGCTCACCGGGTCCTGGCCCTCACCTATCACGGGCAGCACACCGCCAGCGTCCACGCCCTGGACCTCGTTGCGGGCGTCGGCGCGGGCGGGCTGTCCCTGCACCTGGACTTCGGATACGCCCAGCCCGCGAGCGCTTCCAACGTCTGTGACGTAGTGCCGATGGACGTGGGCCTCTACTACCGGCGTCTCATCGACGCCACGCATGCCGAGGTCGAACTGTGGGTGAAGTTCCCGTGGCTCACCGGCTGCCATCCGTGCTCGGATGACTGGTTCTGCATGTGGCGGGGCACGATCGACCCTACCGCGATACCGGGCGGCATCGTCGGGTTGCGATATGAGCACTACAACGCCGGCGTGACCACCACCGAGCGGGTCATGCTCCTGGAGTGGGGCCTCGGCGTGTTCGACCCGGCTCGCCGTAGTCGTCACAGGTTTCTCTTGCGGCCGGACGGCCTTTCGAGCACGCCCGTGAGCGCTTGTGCATGGGTCAGGGATCCGTCTCTTGCGGCCGGCGGTCGCCTGCTGGCTGCCGTCCGAGACGGGGCGCTTGGAGAGGCCGGCACCGACGCGCACATTCACCTCCTGGCCGCCACGGACGAAGCCCTGGCGGTGTGGGACGAGATAACCGTGGACGCCGGGGCGCTCTTCCCCACGGGCGGCGGCTATTCCTACCGGAGCGTCGAAATGGGCGCGAGCGGCCGGACGGTCCTCGCGGTCGCCGACAAGGTTGGTGGCGCCAACATAAATCTGGTCGGCAGGACCTCGCAGGACGGCGGCTTGACGTGGGGCGCCGAGTTCGTGATCAACAACGATGCCCACGACTTCGTGGCCTGCGGCCGGAGCGTCATTCGCCACTCGTCGGGTCGATGGATCGTCCCCTACCACTACGACCCCCGCTACCTGATGCTTTCGTACACCGACGACGCGGTGCCTGATGCCACGGGATGGGTCAACCTGGCCCTGACCGACGGAAGCCAGGGGACGAACGAGGCGAGCGTCGTAGAGC